ATGCTCAATGCCGTGATGTCGCTCAACCCGATCGTGTTGATTATCGGCAGCGTTATCATTCTCATCGGCGTTATCGCCGCGTACATCAACTACACGAACCGGGCGAAGAACGAAACGACGAGCGCTGTCGGCGTGATCTGCGGCCTGTTTGCGATGGCAGGCGCGTTTGTCTACAATATGTTCTATCTGCCGGTCTACAACGTGATTGCCGATCTTATCAACTTCCTCGGCAACGTGTTCCAGCACCCGATTGCGTCGATCGAGATTTTGTTTTTGCAGCTCAGCCAGTATGTTGTCGGCGTCATCCGCGGTATGGTGAGGACGATCGAGAAACTCATCAACCTTATTCCGGGCGTGAAGATCAACATTACCAGCGGTCTGGACACGTTCTACGACAGCTACACCGACAGCATCCAGAAGATCAAGGATCAGTCCGGGTGGACGGAATATGTCAAGCACAAGGAGAAAATCGAGTATTCGACGGCTTACGCCAACGGCTACAACTGGGGCGCAAACCTCCAGAACAGCATCTCCGAAAAGCTGGGCCTTGACCTGCCGGACGACCCGGCGACGGGCCTGCTGTCTAACATCGCGGACAACACCGCACAGATTGCGGACGATGTGAGCGTATCCACGGACGACATCAAGCTGCTGCGCGATATTGCCGAGCGGCAGGTCATCAACAAGTACACCACCGCCGAGATCAAGGTGGAAATGGTCAACCACAACAACATCTCGAACGAGATGGATCTGGACGGCGTAGTCAATCTGCTGGAAGCCAAGGTCACCGAGGCGCTTGTCACCAGTGCGGAAGGAGTGCACATCTAAATATGTACGAGTTTTACATGGACGGTGTGCGCCTTCCGGTCACGCCGAGTGCGCTGACCATCAAGACAGCCAACCAGAACAAGACCATCAACCTCATCAACGAGGGGCAGGTGAACGTCCTGAAAACGCCGGGACTGTCCAAGATCAGCTTTTCGGCACTGCTGCCGAACAGGGAATACCCGTTTGCGTGCTACCCGAACGGCTACCAGCCGGCACAGTATTACATGAGCAAGCTGGAAGCGCTCAAGACCGCCTGCAAGCCGTTCGAGTTCTCGGTTATCCGTATAGACGACAGCGGCGAGGAGCTGATGAGCGCACAGCCGATGACGGTATCCCTTGAAAGCTATGAGCTTGCTGAGGATGCCGGCAGCTACGGCGTTGACGTGATGGCAAAGATTGAATTGCTGCAATACGCGCCGTACCATACCAAGTCTATCGAGTTCAAGAAAAGCGAGAGCAGCAGCAGCGGCACCAAGAAAGCGACCGTCACGCAGAAGCGCGACACTACGACTGCACCGGCCGGCAAGACGTACACCGTCAAGTCCGGTGATACGCTGTGGGACATTGCCCGGGTGAAGCTGGGGAACGGTACTAAGTGGCAGTCTATCTATAATCTGAACAAGGCTGCCATTGAGGCCGCAGCAAAGAAGTACGGCAGATCGAGCAGCAGTAACGGCTGGTGGATCTACCCCGGCACCGTGCTCAAGCTGCCGAGTTAAGGAGGGGACGATATGGGTAAATATGTTTGGCCGTGTCCATCCTACTCGCGCATTTCGAGCGGCTACGGCAACCGTACCTGTCCGTTCCACGGCAA